TTTAAAAATTCAGTGTGATTATTTATGACCCTGGTGAGACAGGTGGAGATGTGGTAATTTCAGAAACTATTTGTCCGTTAATTAATCTTTCAACTCTATATCTGCCTCTTCCTATATTAACTACACCAACAATATCTCCATCATCAGTTGATCCTGTATCATAAGTCCTGACACTTCCTCCCGCATTATGCACCTCTCTGACATATCTTACATAAGATAATGATACAGAAAATCTTAAAACATCACTAGTATCATATGATAATGGTATATTATTAATAGAAATTGGAAAAGCATCAACAAAAGTATATGTCATGGCTCTACCAGACAAATCTTTTTCAAACTTAGTTATGGAAATATTTGTTTTGTAATACTTAGGATATCTCATCCTCATGGTAGATGCTCTTGTTTTCTTAGCATCTCTGTTTCCAATTACACCAACATTTGATATAAAATCAACCCAACCCTCAAAAAATTCAATTATTCTATAGTCTTTATCAACATAAAATGACATATCAATTGTTTCATCATAAATTCTTCTATATGCCATTTTTTCAGTGACACCAACAAAATCACCTGTTACATCATGTGTTGCAAAAGTGCTTCCTGGTAAAGTAGTTTCATAAGCCAATAGCTCCAATCCTCTACCTTCAGTTGTATAATTAAGTCCTCTTTGAGAAGACAAAAAATTACTGACTTGTGGGGGTGGTATTAATCTAACATTATATAAAGATGTTTGTGAAAGATTTAAAAATTTATGTTTTAAACTTCCAGTAGACACTCTATCTGCTGGTCTTGCCACAATATAAATATGTTTGATTACTAATACTATGTAGGCAAAAAGTGGGAATATCTTACAAGAGTAAATATAAACCTAGTAATCCAAAAAAGTATAAAGGAAATCCTAATAACATTATTTGTAGGAGTAATTGGGAAAGGACTTTCTGTAGATACTGTGATATGAATGAAAGTGTAATTAGTTGGGCAAGTGAAGAATTTAGTATTCCATATGTGTCACCTATTGATCACAAAGTTCACAGATATTTTCCTGATTATTTAATTGAAGTGAAAGAAGGATCAAGAATAAAAAAATATATAATTGAAGTTAAACCTAAAAAACAAACAAAACCTCCTGGAAAAAGATCAAGAGTCACACCATCATATATCAATGAATGTAAAACATATGAGGTTAACAAAGCAAAATGGAAATCTGCAAAAGAATTCTGTCTTGACAATGGTCTTGAATTTAAAATAATCACAGAGGAAGAACTCTATGGACCAAGAGGAGTACCTAGAAAGCGCAAACAATAGATTTGAGTATATTGTAGACGATATCATCAATCTTGAAAGTGCTGATGAAAGAATGATGGCAGTGATGGAAACTGCAACTGATGTTGAATTAATTCCTGAAGTTGGAAGATATTATACTTTTTTATACGCACCAAAAACACCTAATATCAAATATGATCAAAATCCCCTCATTGCATGTGTATCAATTGATAGATGGGGATTCAGAGGATTAAATTATCATTGGGGTAAATTTAGAAATTATACTTGGGAAGAAGTTATTGGCAGTTTGCACCTAATATACCCAATGGAGTTATCAGATGTGAGATCTATTCCATATCAATATTTTAGAATAAATAACTAAAAAGCACCTTAAAATGGGTAAGTATAAAGATAAAGATACTAGTGGATGGGAAGAAACCTCAGTAGGTGCAGCAACTTATGACGCTAATTATACCCTTAATCAGACAAAAAATACAACAATAAAAGGACAAAATACAAGCAAAAAGGAAAAAGCAACCTTAAAAATAACAACTAATATTGAAAATGGAAATTATGAAGTTAAAAAAACTACAAATGTAGGTGAGACAGTAATTTATTCTTATGATGCATCAACAAATAAAAAAACTGTAAAAGATAGCACTTTATATGGAGAATTCTTTGCTGGAAGTTCTGAAAATGACAATCAATTAAAAAATCTTAACTTAAGCGTAAAAACATCAACCTTATCCTTAACTGACAAAAATAGAAAAAATTATTATAGTAGTCTTATTAGCAAAGATGGATATGGACCCCTTGAAAACAATACAGAGGCATCATCACCCTCAGCAAATACAAGTGACAAGCAAACTGATTTTGCCCCACAACCTGCAAACACTGTAGAAGGTGATCTTACAACCACAACAACTGATCCTGATGTAAATGTTAATAAAGAATTAAAGGCAGTAACAGTGGCAGGTGGTGCCACTGAATTTAGGGAACCAATTGCTAATAGGGGAACAGTATATAGATACCCCAGAGAAATTCCCAATCTGGGATATGATTTTATAAAAATAACAGCTTATAATTATGTGGCATCAGGTTTACCAACTTTAAGAAATCAAAGAACTTCAGATTCATCAAGAGTTTTAACTGATCCACTTGAAACAGTAATATTACCACTTCAACCAAATATATCAACAAGTCAATCAGTGGACTGGGGTGGTGATAAACTTGATGCTGTAAAAGGTACTTTAGCACAATTAGCATCAGATTCCATTAAATCTATTGCAGGTCTTGATATGATGGGGGTGCTTCAAGCATTAGGTGAAGCAGGATCAAATTTTACTATGGCAATCAGTGATCCAGCAACTGAGGCAGCTTTAATTGCTTACTTTGCTGGACAAGCAGTTGGAGCAAATGTTCAGGGTAGAACCACTGGTAATGTAATTAATCCAAATCTTGAATTGCTTTTTACTGGTCCAAGACTAAGAACATTTCAATTTAATTTTAGATTTACTCCAAGAGATGAAGTTGAGGCAATGACTGTTAGAAAAATTATTAAGACCTTTAAGAGAAATTTTTCACCACAAAGATCAACAACTGGATTATTTCTTAAGACACCAAGAGTATTTCAAATTGAATACATATTTAATAATGAACAATCAAAAAGTCATCCATTCTTGAATAAGATCAAACCATGTGCAATGACAGCATTTAATGTCAACTATACACCAGATGGTTCTTATTCAACTTATCAAGATGGATCAATGACATCTTATGGAGTAAGCATGTCATTTGGAGAACTGCAACCAATTTATGCTGATGAGTATGATAGCACAGACGACATGGGATTCTAAAAATGGCAAACCAGTATTTTAATTACCTACCAAATTTTGCATATGTAAGTAGAGAGCCAGATGCACAAATTTTAGATTTTGTTCTTTTAAAAAATATTTTTAGGAGAGTAAAATTAAGTAATGAAGTTATAGGTGACTTATCAAACTTTACTCTTTATAAAATAAAGGGAGATGAAAGACCTGATCAAGTAGCATTCAAACTATATGGAGACCAGGACCTTGATTGGTTAGTGATGTTGGCAAATAATACTTTAAATCAGTATGAAGAGTGGCCAATGAGTAATGTTTCTTTCTACAATTATATGATAAGAAAATATGGTTCTGAATCTAATTTCACAAATCCTCATCACTATGAGACAAGACTAGTTAAAGATAGTCTAGGTGTGACTATGGTGAAAAAAGGATTAAGAGTTCCAAGTGATTATACAGTGACCTATCTTGATAGCAATTTAGGCACACAGACTCTCAATCCTGTTGATATGATATCCAACTATGAATATGAATCTAATTTGCAAGATGCAAAAAGGAATATCTATGTGTTAAAGGCTAAATTTGTAAACTTAGCAATAGAACTCATAGAGACAGAGTTATTGAATGAAAAAGGCACTTCACAGTACGTATCAGATGATTTATCAAGAGGAGATAATATAAGATTATATCAGTAAAAAAGTAAAGGGGTCATTTTTTACCTGGAATTTTTTTTGCCCCTTTTTTGAAAATAAAAGTTGATTTTAAAAAAGGGGGTATAAACCCCCTTGTTTCATTCTTCATCCATCAGCAAGTTTTGCAAAGTAAGCCATAGGATCATCATCGTCATTAGAAGATGGTTCTTCTTTAACAACCTTTGATGCTTGGTAAGAGTCTTCAAGTTTTCTGAGAACTTGCTCTTCTGTGACTGTCTTTTGCTCTGATGCTGCGTAGTTGTCATATTCTGTCTCTTCTTCTACTGATGATTTGCGAGTGGACTTATTGCCCAATACATAATCAAGTCGTTTCTTCAGTTCATCATAAGATTTGAACTGATCAGCAGCAGTAAAAGCAGTAAGAGAATATTCCTTTTTCCAGATTGCCTCCATGGCATCATCATCATCTAGCAGAGGTGATGGTGATTCAAACTCAGAAGCATCATAGTTCCAATATCCATCCTTCTTCTTCAGTTTCAGTTTGAAGTTTGCACCCTGCCAAAAATCAAAGGGATTAATGGGGGTTTCATCTTCAAACTCAGGTTGCATGGCTTCCATGATCTTATCAAAGATCTTCTTGCCAAACTTATAAAGGAATACACCACCCTCATTCTGAGGATTAGCACCATCCTTCACAACATAGATGTTGGCATAGAAAGACAGTTTACGCTTTTGCTTGCGCACTGTATCTTTGTCTGCATCATTTCCACTGTTCCAAAGTTCCCTGTTAAGTTCACCAACAGGATCCTTTCCTCCCACAGTGGTCAGGGAGTTTTCAATATACCATCCACCAGGTCCTTGGAAAGCATGAGAAAAGAGTTTCACCCAAGGAAGATCTTCTCCTTCAGGTGCAGGCAGGAAACGAATAACAGCATAACCATTACCTGACTTGTCCATTTCTGGTTTCCAAAGGCGTTCATCTGCGCCTCCACCAGTATTGTTCATCTTCTCTACCTCTTTCACCAGTTTAGATGTCAGAGATCCAAGGGAAGATTGTTTCTTAAGATCGTTGAAAGACATGTATTCTCCGTATTAGTTGTATTTGGTCTGTGTCCTTTAGCTTGGTAGAGGATCAGGCAGCCTCTAGTCTAACCTATGTAGGTGAGTTGTCAAGTGACATTTTCATAGTGCCAATAATTTTTTCCATGTTAGAAAAAACATAGGCAAGATCAACATTAGGTGGGAAACCTAATTTTTGTGCTTGACTGATGATTTCCTCTCTCATTTTAATTGCTTTTGGATCATCAGAAAGAGTCATCCTTGTATAAAGGATCTTTTGTTTTGCAAGTAGATTCTCTAACATTTCAATGTGCTCTAACTTGTCCTCCTTGTCCATTGAAGGAAAATTAAATACAGATTTATAAATTTTGTCTTGGAGATTTGAAATTTCTTCCATCTCCTCTTGTACAAATTCTGAATCAAAGAAACTCATAGCCCTACTACCTGTTTAAGAATTTTTTTATAATGAAATACATTAATATCTAGGAAAGAAATATATTTGTCAGTCCTCATGGAAACAAATTCCCACACTGGATCATCTAACCTCTTGTCAAAATCTTTTTTAAATCCAAGAATTTTTTCAAGAACAATAAAAGCTTCAATTGAAATATTATCTTGCAGTAGTTCTTTCAAAATAATAGGATGCTTTGTTCCTTCAATTTTAAATACATCATCAAACTTTCTATCAGAAAATAATGTCTCCATTTGTTCCTTAAAAAGGTAAGACATGGACTGCATTCTTTTCTTCCAACTTGTATAATTTCCCTCACCATTTCTTACAATATCACCAATCCACAATGACTGAGGGTTGTCACAAGAGATAAAATTAGAGACAAAAAACTCAACTACTTCATCATCTGTTTTCTGTCTGCTCAGTTTTTCAAAAAAGTATCTATCCCTTCTTTTGTAAAAACTTTGTATGGTTGCACGAGATTTACCACCATATCTGTGATAGTCATACTTTGGTTTTGTAAAATGGTTTTTCAATCCAAGGTAGGATTTGTAAGCATCAAAAGGTGTCACTTTGATCATCTACTTCTTCAAAATCAATAATGTCATCAAGTTTTACTCTATGCTCATTAGCAATGAGATACATGTGTTCACCATCTTCTAAACCAAGATACTTAAGATCATGCTCAGGGATATTGTTCTCCCTGATTGCTGCTAACATGCGATGATGCCTAAGTTCTTTGGTGGAAATCATAGTGGGAGTTTAGCACGTGAAGTTCTCTTCAGCAAATTCAACTCCATTGCTTCTGCTTTTAGTTTCTCCTTCAATGGTTTTGATACCAATTTAGGAACTGATTCAACATCAATGCTATTTTGTTCACAGAAAAAAACAATAGCATCAATATATTTCATGTCCCTATTATTGAGAACAATCTTCTCTATCTCTTCACTGAACTTCTTTGAGGAATAGAATTTCTTCTCAATAAGTTCGCTTACAGTTGGTTCAGGCATTTTGCAATTTAAACTCAACAAACTCGCTAATGTAATCTGCGAGCATGTTAATGTACTTTCTTTTGTCATACTCTTCATAAACTTTTACTTCACCATTTTCACATGACATAATGATGACAAATTTCTTTACCATTATACCAGTCATCTCATATAACATGCAAGCGTATGCTGCACATTGTACAAAATAATGATCAATCCAATTTCTGGGTTTTGGTTTCTTGCTGGTTTTGAAATCAATGATTGAAAGTTCTCCTTCAAACTCAGCAATACAATCTACACTACCTGCAACACCCAATTCTTTACTAAACAATGCTTGTTCAATGGCATGAATATTATCAATTTTGTTCAAGTCAGGTTTTGCCTGCTTGAATAACATCTCAGAAAGTGGTTGAACTGTTGGTAGTTGTTGATTCTTTATATAGTGCTCAACCAATGTGTGCATATCTGTGCCACGACTAGTTGATTGTTTAGTAATCTTATTTGCCTCTTCATTACCAACCCTTGCTCTCCACTCTCTGAAGATTTCACGATTGATATGACTAATAATTGAGGTGATAGAAACTAATTTTTGACCATCAGGAGTATCATAATATCTAACCCCATCAATCATTTGTCTACTAAGTGTTGGGTAATCAACTTCAATATGGTTAAACATTACAGTCCTAGTTCAAGTTTTGCAGTTATATATTCCCTAACAAATCCACTTCTACAAATGTCTTCTGCTTGGAATTCAATGGTATCAAAGGAAGGCATGTTACCTAAGATTCTCATAAAATCAATAATACCATTTTTTTCAGTCATTTTGACAAGATCAGTTTGTGTAGCATCACCACAGAACATAATTTTAGAACTTTCACCAACTCTAGTAATTATTGAATCAAGTTCATGGAAATTTAGATTTTGAAATTCATCAACAATCAAAATAGCATTATCAAATGTTGTTCCTCTAATGTATGATGTGCTCCAAAAACTAATAGTTCCTTGTGCCTTCAAGTTATTGTACAACATTTCAAAGGAATTGTCATCAGGCATTTCAAACATGTACTTAACCATGTTCTTATAGGGGATCTGATAGATATCAGATTTATCCTCATGGTCGCCAGGCAAGAAACCAATCTCTCTAGTTGGTACAAGGGACCTAACAATGTAAATCTTATGATATGGTGAATTTACATCTAAGACCTCTTGTAGAGCATTGTAGAGGGTGATGAAGGTCTTTCCTGTTCCAGCACACCCATATGCCACCATGTTTTTATCATCAGCATATGACTGAAAGAACCTCTCTTGATTGTCTGTTAATGGTTCAATCTTTTTTGTATAATCAAGATTGATAGGTTTCTTTCTTTTCATTTGCCTGTTACTCATACCAAATGGAACTGGATTAGTGCTGCCAATTCCTGAAGCACCTTTGTTTCTTTTAGCTGGCATAAATTTTTTTTAGGTGAATTTTTTTACTCTTGAACCTGGTGCCTTTGATACCTTATGTAAGACATCATTCCAACCTGGGTTTTTCTTGACAAGTTTCTCTTGCCACTCACCTACTTCGCCAACACCAGCAACACCTGCTTGCCAGTCTTTATCCCAATCAGGGTTTTCCTGTCTCCATGCATCATAGTTACTCATAGTCATGGAGAGTGTTTGTTTCTCTCCAGTTTTTAAATTAATTACAGGGTATGTGGGCATGAGCCTCCTCCTAGTGTTAATATTTATTACCAATCTAATGCTTGAGAAATTGTTGGGAATTGTTCCTTAAACACATCCTTACAAGCATTAGCGATATTCATGTGTTCTTTTTGTGTTCCATTAGCAGATCTCAGATCAATGTAATGGATCCATGATCGCACTGAACCTGTCATGTACATTCTTGTCGGAACTGCCAAAGGAAGCACCATACGAGCACACTCCTTTGCCACACCTCTTTCAAGCATCTGTTGATACAGTGCCATTGAAGAATCAAATAAAGTCTGCATTTGCAACTCAAGATTCTGACGAACAAAAGGATCAAGATCATCAGTTGAATTTTGACGATTCTTATTGTCCTGACGTCTCAACTCTGGAAGAGGGATTTTATCCATCA